TCCCCCGTGCTTCCGCCCACGGCCCCCTGCAAGGCTTCGGACATGCCGCTTGCCGCTTTCCTGCTTTCCTCCGTTGCGGCAATAAAGCCGGAAGCGTCCCCGTCAATTTTAATAGTTGCCCCTTCGCTCATAATCGTTTTCCGTTGACTATTATTGTAAATGTTCTAAATTTAACCTATGGACTTCATTCTTTACGTCCTGAAAAGAATTCTTGCCGTTGCCTTTCTTGCGGGGGTATCGCTTGCCATCCTGTACCATGGCACTCCGTGGATTATTGCCTTTGTCCTCGTACTGCTCTACCTGCTTTTCCACGGCACCTCCACCCCTGCCAAAAAGTAGAGCAACCGGACTATTCCAGTTGCTCTATCTGTTCTCTCCACGCTTCCCGGGCCTGCTCCAGCACGTCCCCCACATGCCCGGAGGATTCCGTGTAGCAGCTCCACCGGCACGGCGTCGCGTCATAGCTCCAAACCGCATGCACGTACTGCACCAGCCGCGCCAGCGGAATTTCCCACAGAATTTCCCGTTCCGGCCAACCCGTCACACGCGCCACCGTCATCAGCATGGCCGCGCCCCAGGACGGCCACGCCCTAAAGGGTCCTCTTCATCCTCCCCTTCCGCCTCCGGAATCACCATCCCCGCCTGAATCACTTCTACATCCCCCAGCACGGCGCATTCCAGTTCCACCAAATCCCGGCCGGGAATGTTCATGGCAGCCGCTTCCACCAGAACGCGCCGTTCTTCCTCCGGCGCAAAAACCCCTTCCCTGACTTCCTCCCGGTCCCCCATGTGAACCCACAGGAATTCCGCCAGATAATAGACAATTTGCGCCTTGTCAGTTACGCCCAGGGCTTCCCACATGGACGGATGCCGCCCGTTTTCATCCGGGCCCAGGTTAATTTCCCCCAAGCGGCAGTAAGGATTTCCGATGCGCTGCAACTGCAACATGCTTCCCAGGGTCATGCACCGCAACCGGTAGTTCTTCCAGCGGAATTCATTTCCCCCGATCAACGCCGCTTCCGTCAGGGCGCGCCTTTCCTGTTCCTGTAGTTCCATCTTTCTTGCTTTTTTGGTTGTCAATTAAGTTAGATTAAAGGCCGGCCGCCAAGAAAACCCTCCGCCACGCCCTGCCAATACGGATCCGCATCCAACCGCACCAGGGCCTTCCTTTTCCCCTTGCGGATGACGGCAAGCGGCACCTGGCTTTTCACAAAATCCAACAACCGCTTGTAATTGTGGAACGCGCACGCCACGTAAGCCAGCGGGCTTTCATTTTCCGGGTCAGTCAGCCAATTCTTATCCCCGAAAAGCTTGATTACTTCCTCCGTCCTAAACCTTCCGTCTTCGCTTTTCGGCTCAAATTGCCAGGTAATTACCCCGCCCGGCGCGGAAAGGCGCGCGCCGCTGCCTATCAGCACGCTTCCGGACGTGCATTTCATGTTTACTCCCAGCGTCAGCAGCAACGCGGCAAGCATGGTGTTTTCCGTTTCGTATCTGGATGCGTTTTCAGTAAAAACTACCACATCACTTTCCAGTTTTTTATTGTCTGCGGCATTCATCAATCTTACTATCTGACTTTTTTATTCAGGCTTCAGGAATCGGCGGCGGCCCCGAACCCGTAAACAGTTCCGCTCACGTCCATCTTCTGCGCGTCCGTATTCTTCAGGTTATGCTTGACGCCCTTCAGGAAAACGGTAGTGGCGGAAGGAGTTTCATTCCAAATATCCGGAATTTCATTGGCAAGGGTCAAAGACGCTCCCATTTTCAACGACGCCGCCCCCGTAGTAAGGATTGCGCCGGACATGGAAAAGGAAAGCTCTTCATCAATGATAAGCACTCCGCACTTTTTCCCCTTGTTATCCTTTTGTTCATAAATTTCCTGTTGGCCGTCAAAGTCGATCGACTCAACAAAAATTCCTTTTTCCGGTTCGTCAATCCCGTGCTTCGGGACATCTCCAATATGTGCAGGCATAATCAAATTCCTTTCGTGTTAAAATTCATCTATCTACCCTTCAGGAGCTTTTTCAAAACTGCACGGGCACCGTCATTTTCCACGTCACCGCAAACGCGCCTTCCTCCGCCGCCGCATCCTGCGCGGGCCCCAGCCTTACCTTGCCTATGACCAGGAAATTCCGATAGGGCCGCGGGCTCTCCACGGCATTCAGCCCGGCGCGGTCCACTTCCTTCAGCCGCTCTTCCATCCACGCCTGCAACATCCGTATTTCATCCGCCGTCCGGTCATTGGCGTCCAAATGCAAATCCACGGATATTCCGGCGTGATACGTACAGTACCCGGCCACAATTTCCTCCATTTCCGCCGCCTGGAACAACGCATATTCCTTCCCTTCCCGGTCTTCGTCCACCGCCATCTTCAACGGCACCGGGAACCCGTCCGGAATCCCCCGTTCCGTGTTCCCCCTGTCTTCCTGAAAACGCGCCTCCAGGCACGCAATCACCGCCTTAATCAAACAATCTGCCTGTGTCATCATGAATTAAGCTCCTTTTTCAACTTGGCCACATACCCCTTGATTACCTTCCGCATATCCCGGCCCGCAGAATTCAGCGCATACGCCGCCACGCGGGAAAGCTGCCCCCGGTCAGGATATTCCGGGCAATTCTCCATCTCAAACCGCACCCGGCCGCCCTGAACCGTCAAAGAAGCCGCGCCGTCATAATGGGAGGCGTGCCGCGCGATCCACGCGGGCACCTTCTTCAGCCCGGCCACCTGCGCGCCCCGCAGCCACCCGGCCGCCATCCTCCCCACGTGCCGCCGCCGCTCCGCCAAAGCCCTTCGCACGTCTCCCGCCTGCGCCACTCCCGGAGACATCAGGCCGCCGCCCTTCAGCACGCGCACGCTGCTTTTCCGGCCCATTTTCAGCAGGGTATGGCTCCGCAAAAACGCATCCGCGGAAACGGTGGCCATGCCCTTAAACTTTTTCCCGCGCACCCCCAGCAACACCCCGCCGCGCTTCTTCCGGGGGTAAGCATAGGGCACCGGCCTTCCATCCTCACCGCGCTTCATCCTCACATCCGTTTCCAACGGATCCCCGCCAATATCCCGCGCAATATGTTCCTCCAACGCTCTTTTTCCGTTTCCGCCATTCTTCAGGCTGTTTGGCGGCGTGGTGCGTATGGCCTTGCTCGCTGCCCGCTTGGCATATTCAAGGGTCAACTCCCGGATGCCGTCAGCCCCCACCTTCTTCACCTCCGCCAGCCTTTTCAGCACGCGGGAAATATCCACTTTATACCTGACTTGCGCCATTTGCCCACCCTTCCGGCTATACTTCGGACAACTCCAGCACCAGGGCCACGTCTCCGGCCCAGTCCCGCACCCGCGCAATGCGGAAGGCCCTACCGCTTCGGACCGCCACCACCTTCCGCCCGGCCGCGGGAACGCCCTTCAACGCCTTCCGACGCACGCGCAGGGACGTTTGCACCTTGCACACCCGGCCGCCAAGCTCCACCTCATACCAGCCTTCCAGCGGCGCAAAAACGCCCCGGCATTCCTGACCGTCCACCGTCACGCGCTCCCCCCAGGCTTCTTCCTGCTCATGATCCCCAAGGTCCAGCAATTTTTTTATTTCCCCTGCTAAACTCATATCCGTTCAATAAAAACCGGCGCACGGAATTGACACCCCGCGCGCCGGTCCTTTGCTCTCTTTTATCCCATGATTCCGCCAAAAAAACCGTCAGGCCCCTTCCTCTTCAGTCGGCCCTGTTTCTTCCCCGCCGCCGTCCTCAACGCTTTCACCTTCCGCCGCCGTCTCCGGAGCTGCGCCGGAAAGCTGTCGCAAATGGTTCTTGTTGCCCACCGCCACGCCGGCCAAAAGCTCCGCGGAAATGTAAACCGTTTCCGTTCCCTGGTCAGGCCAGCACTTCAGCAGCAGGGAAATCCCCAGCTTAGGAGATTCCACCACCTGCGTTTCCAAATTCAGCTTCGGATCAATGTTCGGAAGACGGACGGCAACGGCCAGCGCGTCCGGCCGCGTCGCAAAACCAACCCCGGCATTCCCGGCAAGCACGTTCACCCCTTCCACGTAGTGAATTCCCCCCGGAATGGAATATGCCCCGTCCGCCAGGTTAAGAGCAAGCGCATTCGTGGGAATCAGCCTGGAATAATACATCCGATCCAAATAAACGGCATCCGCGCCATTAGTCATGGACGGCCAAATCACATCCGCCATCATTTCCGGCTTGAATCCGGCCCGCGGGCCAATATTCACCACTTCCGCCCCGGAATCGGCTATGGCGGCCATCAGGTCCTTCCAAAACGCCTTGGCGACCGTCCGCACAAGCGTTTGCACTTTATTCGCAAGCTGCACCCCGCTTTTCCTTTCCTTATAGGACAGGCCAGCCGGACGGGAATAACGGTTCAGCGTCACGGAAACGGAGCTGGTTTTCAGCTCGCTTTGATTCCAGTCTTCCGTATTTTTCAACGCCTCCCCGGCTCCGTCAATCACTTCCACCTTGACGGAATCGCCGTCCGTCTTGAACTCGCCGGACACGTCCAGAGAAAACCGGCTGATTGAAGCCAATTCTTCTTCCAGGGTGGCAATAGCCGCCTGTGAAACAATGGTCCAGTTCAGAGCGGCGACATCATTTCCTTCCATCACGGCATTCCGCGGAATGTTCATCAATGTTTTTTTGTTCATATTTTATTTATGTTTGCGTTTTGTTAGTAAAAATCTATCTATGGCGGCCAAGATGCTATTTCCCCGGCTGCTCCGCCAGCCGCGCGGCCTCCTGCGGATGCCCCATAATCCATTCCAGCGCATCCTGCGCGGCCATCTCCCTCAGCTTTTCGTTCGTCATGGCAGGTTCTTTCTTTCCGTGCTCTTCCGTGGCTCCCTCCGCGGGCGGCAACCCTACCGGAGCAACCCCCATAGCCGCCATTTCCCGCACAACGACCTCCTTCACGCGTTGCTCAAATTCCCGCTCGTGCGCCTCCATCACGCGCGCCTGCTGCCCCTGCATGCCCCGGAACCCGTCATTTTCCGCCGCCAGCCTTTCGTTTTCGGCCACCAGCCGGGCAACTTCCCGTTCCAGTTCCTCCACGCTGTTTTTCCCGGCAAGCCCCACGGCGGCCATCATGCGGCGCAATACCGTGTAATTCTGCGGCGGCCCTCCCTTCTCTTCTTCGTCAGGGTCTTCCTCTTCCCCGCCGCCGTCCTCTTCTTTCCCCGGCGCGGCCGTTTCCTTTTGGCCGGACTCCGCAGCGGACGGAGAAATCACTTCGTCACACCAGCCTTCCTTCACGGCCGTTTCCGCGTTCATCCACGTCTCCGCGTTCAGCACGGCCAGCACGTCTTCCGGGCTCTTTCCGGTACGCCCCGCGTAAATGCCTGTCACTTGCCCTTCCGCGTCCTTCAGATCCGCCGCGTAAGCCTCAATCTCTTCCACCGTCCCCACCGCGCACCCGCGCGCCCGGTGGACCATATAACGGGAATTTTCCGAAATCAGCACACGGCCCGCCGCACAGGCAATCAGCGTCGCGGCGGAAGCGGCTACCCCGTAAATTTTGGCCGTCACCTCCATCCCGCACCCCTTGATAATGTCGTAAATCCCGGACGCCTCAAACAAATTGCCGCCCATGGAATTCAGGATGACTTCAAACTTCGTGCACCCCTCCGCCTTCAGCTCTTCAAGGTGCTTCGTAAATTCGTCAACCGTGGCATTGCCGTAACCGATATAACCGGAAATGGTAGCCACCCCTACCTTCTCTTCCGCCTCCATGATGCGGGAAAAGGCAAGCATGCCCGTTTTTTTCTGTTCACCGGCACCGCCTTCCAGCCGTGCCGCCATCTGCGCAAAAACAATCTTATTCATCACTTATTACTGTTCTGTACCCTTCAGGAGCTTTTTCAAAATTGCTATTCATGGGGATGCAAGCCATCTTCCTCTTCCCCGCCGCCCGTTCCCGGCTCTTCATCTTCCGGTTTCTCCGCCGCCGCGGCTACCCCGCCGCGGTTCGCTCCCGGAATCACCTCTTGCAGGGTCAGTCCGTTCCGGGCGCAGGCTTCTTTAGCCATCTTCAAATTCCGTATCTTGTTATTCACGATTTCCTCAAACGTGCATCCGTAATTGGCAAGGCACCAGCCATCCTGATCCGCCAGAGCGGAATCCACCAGGTTAATCATCAGATTCCCTTCCCGGCCCAGGTCAATAGTCATGTCGCTCATGGGCGTCCACAGGCACCGCACCCAATGCGGATCCCGGCACAAGCGCAGCCGTCCCAGGGCCATTTCCCGCGCCAGCATGAAACGCCACACCCGCACGCACCACATTTGCCTGTAGGCATGCCTGATTTTCAGCCAACGCTTCAGCTTCTGCATCACAAACCGGATGCCGCCGCTTCCCAACTTGTCAGGCTCCCACAGCAACGCCGGAGAAAGCCCGATGCCATAAGCCACCTCATCCATCAAATGCTTCAGCAACGCCATCACATTAGGAGACGGCCTGTTATCCGTCAGCACCTTCAAATCCCGGCCGGGCGGAAGCTGGTGGACAGTAGGCCCCCCTAACACCTGCTCCACCCTGCGCCCGTCCGGCCCCACGGACACCTTGCCCACGGTCCCCATGCCCGGCCGTTTCTCCGCGTCCCCCGTTTCTACCAGCCCAACGGAGGCGGCCAGCTTGGCAGACTGCTTGACATACCCCACAATATCCGCCTCATCATGCAAATTCCGGATAGCGCGGTGCAAATCGGACAGGCCGCGCGGCTTCCCTCCGCCCATGTTGTGCCGGTACAAAATAGCATCACGGGCCGGAATCACCGTCACCTCCCCCTTGTCCGGATGCCGCAGCCCGTAAGCCGCCGTCCTCCCGTTTTTATCCCGCATCACGCCGCAATTCCACGCCTGCCCCCCATCAGCCGGAGATTGCACTTGCGGAGCCTCGTAAAACGCGAACGCCCCGCCGTCATCCGGCCCGCTGGTCAGTACCGTCAGCATATCGCCGTCAATCACGCGCTGCCGCTCGCTCCATATCTGCGCCGTAAAAAAATTCAGCTCTCCGCGGGCGTCAAACAATTCCGGATTCACGGCCCGATTCATAAAAATCTGGTCCGCCTCATGATTCCAGTCTTCATCCGCCGTGCAGGCATGGGGCACCAGCCAGCCCAGCAACTCCACCACATCCGCCACGGCCTTCCCGGCAAGCCCGGAATTCGCTTCCAGATTCCGCGCATTCCGCCAAACCCGGTCCAGCGTCCAGGAATCCACTTCAAACCGGCTGTCCAGCGTAGGCCAGTATAACACGCTGGAGCCTCCGAACTGCAACGCGGCCGCATACCCTCCCCACATCTCCCTCCGCGCCGTTTCCGGTTCCCGGTTCATCTTCACCCGCGCGCCATGACCGCGGCGCGCCCCGGCATACACCTTCCTTCTGTTCCTGCCCATGGTCAAAAGCGTGTTATGGTATGGTCAAACCGCACTTCCCGCACGCCGTCATCCGCGGCGGCCAGGCCGGAAAAATCCCCTTCCTCCATCTTCTTGACCGTGATTGCCTCCTGCAAGCAGGCTATATGGTCCTTTAAATTCATGGTCTCCTGCGCGGTGTAGGACGTTCCGCCGCCTGTGGAGGCCCCGGTTATTTCCTTGCGCCCTTCCAGAATCGCCAGCTTTTCCCGCAGCATTCCCTGCAAATCCGGCAAATCATAATTTTCCACATAAGCCTGTACAATGGGATTCATACCCTTCAGGAGCTTTTTCAAAAACCCGCTATCATTCGCACCCGGCCGCCTTCAGCCTCTCCAGCACGTCATTCTTCCGGTACTCCTTCATTCTGCTTCCTTTCTTCAATCGCGTTCATTTCTTCCGCGTAAAAATCCCCGCGCCGCACCCACCAGGACACCTGCCCGATTTTTACGCAGTCTCCATAATGGTCATTCGGCAGCTTCCGCCATTGCGCCAGGCCGCCGCCCCTTGGCTTCTCAAGCTGCTGCCCGGACAATCCGGCCAGCAAATCCTGATCCGCATCTTCCGGCAAATGCAGGGCCGGAGCCGCCCCTTTCTGGATGCGCCCCGCGTAAAGCTCCATTTTGGCGGTGCGGTCCACGTACAAATAAAGCTCCAGCCCCGGATGCGACTTCACTTCGCTAACATTCCAGCTTCCGAAATTCGCGCCGCTCCCCTTCGTAGGCCATAGCTTGCCGTAATACTTATAGCACTCGTCATAAACCTTCTGCGCCCAATCCCCGGAATCAATCAGCCCAAAATCAGGACGCACCCCGCCCCACTCCAGGCTTTCAAAATGGGCCCCTATGCCCGGCGTCGCGTCCGTCGTGCTGATGCCCAGCAGGGTCCCCCAATCAACCACCCATGTTTCCCCGCCGCGCCCTATCGCCTGCGCCACCCAGTGAGTTTGATTCTGGCCGGGGTCATAGGACACTACCAGATAATAATAATGCCGCGGCAACTCTCCGCGCCGGCACACACCGCGCAGCCCCCGCACGCTGTCATCCCCCACCTTGATTTCATACTGTGTAAACGGCAACGCCTCCCAGCCGTTCCGGAAATTGTGCAGGGCCACCTGCCGGAACAGGTCATTTTGAGCCACGATGAACTTCCGCGCCATCTGCCCCCATGTCACAAACGGGGAATAAAGGGAATTCAGGTGATACCCCCGCCGCGCGCGGGAGGCGTTCGGATTCGTCGGCCGCCACTCCCCCTTTTCCATCATCCCAATCTTCTCCCAATCCTCCACCCGGCCCTCGCAATGCGGGCACACGTAAAACGTATGATCCTGCACCCAATCCGCCAGCGCATCCCCTTCCAGATCCTCCCGCCTTTCCCATTGCACCGTATTCCGGCTAAACTCCAGGGGCATCATTTCCCCGCAGCGCGGGCACGGCACATAAAACTTCCGCATGTCCGTGGTAATAAAATTCTGCCAGAAATAAGAATCTTCGGAAGAAGGCGTGGACGCATGCAGAATCTGATACCGGTGAAAGCCCTTCGCGCGCTCTTCAATCAGGTCCACCGGGTGCGCTTCTTCCTTATTCTCATGCTTATACTTCGCTTCCTCGTCCATCACGCAGCGCATAATGGGCCTGCTGGACAAATTGCCCGGCTCCGATACGCCCACCATGTAAAGCTCCATGGAATCCAGGCGCATTTCCGCCGCCGTAAAGGCGTCAGGGTCACGCCGCTTATGCCGCGCCAGCACATCATTCTTGGATATAAGCGGCTGGAGCCGCGCCCGTGAAAACGACCTGGCAAGAATTTCCGTAGGCAACGCCCACAACATGGGCGCAGGGTCATTGTCAATAAAATACGCCGCCGCAATCAACAGCGAAACCGTCTTGCCGGACTGCGTGCCGAAGCACCAGTAAATATGCTGCAACCCCTCTTCCCTGATGCTTTCCAGCGGTTCCCGCATATACGGCATGCGCGCCGTGGAAAACCGCCCCGGCGCGTTCGGTGAAGTCTCCCGCGGCAAGACCAGGCATCTTTCCGCCCACTCCACCACGCCCGGCTTCTCATGAATCTTCAACTTGCTAAACATGATTCAACAATCCATTTATTTCCGCGTTCAGATCATCAATCTTCCTGTTCCACTCCCGCGCCCATTCGTCCCAGGCTTCATAAAAACGCGGCCGCCCGGCCGCCTCCAGCCGGGAACCAATAAAATCCCTCTGCTGCGCCATCAGCTCCGCCAGCGGCGCAACGCCCCGCGTCCGCATCTCGTGAAACACATGGACCGGCACCAGACTTCCGGCCGCCTCCTGGAGCCTCTGCTCATGCAGGCCGGCCCGCTCCCAATTCGCGCGCGCTTCGCGCACGGCACGGGTGAACGACGCAATCAGCCCCACGTCACCGGACCGGGCGGCCGTTTCCAGTTGCTCTTCCATCCTCTTCAAAATCTGCCATGCGCTTTCCTTCGCCTCCCCTGCCCGCGCCAAATCGGACGCGCCGCCCATGGGCGCGCCCTCTCCGCCGCCTCCGTCCGCTTTCGCAGGTGACGGCGGAAACTGCTCTGCCAGAAAACCCCTCCATGCAGGGGAATCCTTGGCCGCTTCTATCTGCGCCCAACGCAAAGACTTTCCATTCTTCTCCGCGAAAGCCTTCTTCAACGCGCCGTTTACTCTGTCTCTCTTCTGTCCCATATCACGAATACATGAGAAAGCGAACGCCCGGAAAGCCGGACAAGCCCCAGCTGGAGCCTGCATGCTCCCGGAGCCCCAGCGACCCGGCAAATGCTCGTCTCATTCACCGGGGGAAGCCTCCCGCGCCGCGCTACTCTTCTCCGCCGTGCACCTATTCACGACGGCGGGCGTTCGCTCTCTCTACTATTAAGCGAAATTTTCAAAAACGAAAAAATGCCCTCCAAATCAGCCGCTTTCCCCCGTCCGCCGCCCGGAAGACGAAAAAAACGCCGCCATCCGTCCGCTTTTGCGAAAAAACCGCAGACCCACGCGAACAAAAACACGGCCATCCCCCTTCATGGTGCGCTAAAAAAATCCCTTCATGAACACTCCCGCTTTTCCCTGTGTCCGCCGAACTCCGCGATCAGGGCCCCTCAATTAAAAGATTCCTTGCCGCCCACCCGGCACCTGCCATCATGCGCCCGCATGGCGGCCCTGCCTTCCCCATGCCGGCCTTGCCTGCGTGCCGTTCGCGCCCTTGCCCCGTGTTTTCTTTTCGGAATCTTTTTTATATATCATTCTTCTATCCGTTATTATCCGGTAATAAGTACGCAAGTACGCTATAAGATACATATTCATCTTATCATCAAACGCTTATTCCCTGCGCCGTCATCCTGCGCCACGTTTCAAAAACGCGCCGTTATCTGCCCACGCTCCGGCATGTTCCTCCTTGCGAAGCACTCTTCAAAACCCCACGCCCCCTTTCAATTCGCACAAAAGCGCGCCGTTCCCGGACAGGAACGACGCCTCCCAAATCCAAAATGAAAGTGTGAAAACGCCCTAAAAACGGACAAGGAGAAGAAGGCGGGAGAAAGGGAAGAACGGCACGCGGCAACGACGCGGAAGAACACAAAAAAAGGCGTCATGAACTGCTCATGACGCCGGAAAGAATAAAGAAAACTGGCATCGCGTACGGGACTCGAACCCGTGTTGCCCGCGTGAAAGGCGGGAGTCCTGGACCGCTAGACGAACGCGACTTTTAGGGTTGCAGGGACTGCGCGAAGGAGTAAATACTACCGGAGGCCAAAAGGCAAGAATTATTTACGCAGAACGGCAAAAAACTTCTTTCCTCCCTCATTATTCCTCATACTGATATACGGCCCAAGTATCGCCATCCCCTCTTTCCGTCCGCTCATAAACGCCTATTTTCTTGACCGTAACTTTAATGATTTCCCCTGTGGCAAGCGGCTTCTTAAAACCTACAAGCACAACCTTTTTCCCTCTCGTCTTAACTCTCACCTTTTTTAAGACCTCAATCTTTCCATTCCCTGCTTTCCGGCTTCTTTCTCCCAACTTCCCCATCTCTGAAGCCGGCCTCTCAATCCATTGCTTTTTCTCTTCGAATTTCACCTCATACATTAACACCCCCTTATTCAAATTCCGGTAAAATTCCAGATACTTCTTCTCTGATTTTGCTACCGCTCTTTCAGATTTAGGGAAAAGCATAATCTCACCCTTTTCTCTGGCGGCATATCCGCTTAAGGAACAAAGAAGGCACAAAAACATGATAAAGGTAAAAGCACGCATAACGAATCAATGATAAGTTTTACAATAGCAGATTGTCAAATTTTTCCAGTATAAAAAAATAAATAATCATTTGAAGGCAACGCCTTGTGCGTCCTTGTCGGTAGAGAAAATATCAATCAGCACCCAAACACCGACGCAAGCAGGAAGCAAAATAAAAACAGGAAAAACAACAGCAAGAGCCCAGCCAAGCAACGTTCCCGCAAGCTGCAAACTTCCCTGTTTGCTATATCCGGCGTAATAGTTATGGATGCCAAACCCTCCTAAGAATAAAGCAAGCAAAATATAAACAACCCTGGATAACTGCGCCTTGTTCTGCGGAATCGGATGAGGGTACAGGGAAGCCACGGTAGCACTTAATCCATGATCTCTCAACGCTTCTTCCAACGTCACCCACTCCGGATTATTGATTTTTTCCGCAGGGCAAACCATAGTCATCATTTCAAGGCGGTTTTTAATTGCCAACTGCTGAAGAGTTCTCAACGCATAAGGGCCGGTGATCTCCCCCATTTCATCAACATAATATTCTTGCGGCATCATAGTTTTCACAGAAAAAAAAAAAAAATCGCTGCTAAAGTCAAGCAAAAAAGGAGGTGCGCCTCTCACCAAGCCACGGCTTTTTTATCCTCCCTTCCCGCCTAACCGGTGATAATCATTCAGGGCTACGGACACAGCAGTTAAGGCCTTAATCGCCCGCTCACACCATTCTCCGGGAGTTTCCCCCCTCAACGCCGCAGCCTGACGGATCATTTCCAGTTGTTCCGGCGTAAAATCCATACTGATCTCAACCTGCTTCGGTTGTTGCTCTTTCTCCATCAATTCCCGGAGCAACTTTTGCTTTTTTTCTGGAATCGGTTTTTTAGAAAACCAATTATCAACTGTTTTTTTGGAAACCCCCATCCGGGCGGCTAGCCAATCACGATCCTCCCCTTTTTCCCTCAAGAAGGATTTTAGTTGGTCTCTGAAGTCGGTCATGTGCTCAAGTTCTCAAAAGATGAAAAAAAATCAAACCTAAATTTCTACTTTCTCAAAAAGTGAGAAAATGATTGACGGATTATTCTCTTTTTGAGAAAAGAAAGCCATGGCTACGACATCATTACAAACCAACCTCATCATCCGGCTGAAGGAAGAAGACTTCCAGGCATTGGAAGGCATTGCTGAACACATCCATATCCCGGTGAAAGACCTGGTCCACGGAATCATCTCATACGCCCTGGACCAATATTCAAAATCAAAAACCACCACCCTCAACCGCCCCGCCGCCTGACCTCAACCAAACCATTAAAGAAAAAAACATGAACACCATCACACACTCCATCAAAACGCCAAGCCTTACGGAATTTGATTTAGCTCCCTATACCGGGAAAGCCATTCAATACATTTGCCTGGACGAACAGGATCTATCCAAACTCTCAAATCAAGGATTCATCCACACCACCCACTCCCCCATCATCAAACTTGAACAAACAACGCCGCTCCTGCTTTACGTAAGAATGTTTCATCAAACAAAAAAAACAGCGGCTACCGTCCATGCGATAGCCGCCACAAAAGACACTCTCTACTTAGGTATTATTGTTCCTCCTTCAACTCTTCAAGAGCCCCACAAGGGTTGAACTTGGAGTTATACACTCCCGCCACACCTAACAATAAACACACCATGAATAAACAACGCCGCAAAGAGTTGGAAGACCTGCATGACAACCTCCAAAACCTCCTTGAAAAGCTGGAAACGATCATGGAGGAAGAAGAAGAGTATAAAGATAACCTCCCGGAAAACATGCTCAACCGCATAGAGCAATCAGAAAATGCCATTTACTCCATGCAGGAAGCCTGTGAATGCATAACAAGTGCCATAAACACTCTTGAAGAAATTGAGTAATCCCATGAAAAAGACAAACCAATTTGACGACATCAAAGCAGGCGAACTTATTCGCTTCCTGAAAAATCCCATGCGAGGGAACAGCCCTAGAAATAACTGGTCATTCGGTATTGTGGCTTATCGCCTTAAAACCACTTTTTGCGTTTATCCTGTCGGAAGGCCCTCATATTCAAAAGGCATCACTATCCGGTACGACGGAATGAACGGACCGGGGAAAGACGCCGTTCAAATCGCTTTCCGGTTGACGCCGGCAGAAATGAATCATCCTGACATTCAGGAGTATCTGCAAAAAACGGAAACCATTAAGCAACTGAACCAACAACTTTCTGAACTTCAGCAAAATCTGGAAAACGGAACTTCCAGCCTTTTCAGCAACTACCCGCTTCCAGAAAACAACTACCTTTAATCAAAACATGTCCGCTTCCTTTCCTACATATCAACCCCGGCTCTTATATATAGACCTGTTCTGCGGCGCGGGCGGCGTCACTACCGGAGTAAGCCGGGTGCCCGGCGTGCAGGTAGTGGCCTGCGTCAATCATGACGCAACGGCCATAGCGTCCCACGCGGCCAATCACCCTGACGCCCTCCATTACACGGAAGACATCAGAACCTTGGACATCTCGCCCATTGCCGCACGCGTTGCCATGCTCCGCCTGCGTTACCCCGATACTAAAGTAGTATTATGGGCATCCTGTGAATGTACTAATTTCAGCCGCGCGAAAGGCGGCAAGACGCGCGATCCGGACAGCCGCAGCCTTGCGGAGCACCTTTACCGTTACATTAAAGCCCTGCAACCGGACTATATCCAGATTGAAAACGTAACGGAATTCCTTGAATGGGGCCCCATGCTGGAAAAGGACGGAAAACTGGTGCCGGACAAGGCCCGCAAAGGAGAATCCTTTAAGTTATGGTTTTCCCATATTTTAGACATGGGATATTCCGGGGACTGGCGCATCTTTAACGCTGCGGATTTTGGTGCCTACACCTCCCGGAAACGCCTGTTTGTTCAGTTCGGACGTTACGGCCTTCCCCTGGCATGGCCGGTTCCCACCCATTCCCGCGAAAACTGGAAACCGTGCAGGGACGTTCTTGACCTTGATGACTTCGGCCAATCCATTTTCACGCGGAAAAAACCCCTCTGTGATGCCACCTTGCGCCGCCTGACGGAAGGAATCAAAAAATTTGCCCGGCCTCAATTCATCTTCCAGTACATGTCAGGCCCCGGTCATGTGCATCCGCTGGAAGCTCCCTGCGTTACCGTCTGCACACAGAAAAACCTGTACCTTGCGGCCGGAAAATTCATGGATAACTATTACGGCCAGGGTTACGCCACTTCCATTCATGCGCCCGTGGGAACCCTTTGCACCAAACAGCAGAAATATCCGGTCACGGCCATCTTCATGGCTTCCTACTATTCCGGAGGCGGCCAGATCTCCGCAACGGAAGCTCCATGCCCTGCTCTCACCACGGTTCCTAAACCGCGCGTTGTCCAATGCCAATTTCTGGATCAGCAATTCGGCAAAAGCAAACCGGCATCATTAAACCGGCCCAGCCCGGCCATCATGACCAATTCGCATTACTCCGTCGCCACGGCATCCTTCATCCGCGCCATGATGCGCCCCGGAGTTAAAGGGCTTGTGTACCCGCTGGACAAGCCCATGAAAACCCTGCTCACAAGGGATTATTTTTACCTGGACACATGCCGTTACACCGGATGCCCCAATTACAGCCAGGACGCCCCAGGAGACACGGAAGCCATGCTGACCCTCAAACGGGCCATGCGGGAAAGGGGCATTGCGGATATTTGCATGCGCCCGCTCTCCATCCGTGAATGCCTCCGCGTCATGGGATTCCCTGAAGATTACAAACTTTGCGGCACGCAAACCCAGCAAAGGAAATTCATAGGGAACGCCGTAGAAGTCCACATGGCCTATGAAATGGCTCTGTCCCTGCACAACGCCCTGAAGAATCAATACACCCTCAACCAGAAAACCGCTTAATCAAATATCACTATGAAAGCTCCGGCCAAAAGAAGGAAATACGGCCTTAACGTATGGAAAGCCCACTTAAAAATTGACGCCATGCACATTGAAGCAATGTATGACGGCTCCATAGTCAAGGATATATGCACCGGCTCCATCGGCAACAACTGGAAGGAAATTAAAAGAAAAATACTCAACCGGAAAAGAAGGGAAAAATGAAGCTGACACCTGAACAGAAATCGATCCTGGCCTATGGAGAAACCCGCGGCATCCTGAAAGAGCGGAAAAGCTTAATGCGTTTCACGGAAGGCTCCGGGGAATGCAGCGATTATCACGGAGAGCCACGGATGATGTACGGCGTTGAAGAAGCCATCCGTGACGCATGGCAGAAGCGGGCCGCACGCCGGGCGTGGAATCCTCCGGAAGGCAGGACATGCGGAAATTGCGAAAACGGATACAATTATCACCGCTCTTCTCCATGCTGGAAATGCTTGCGCAACGCCGCCGCGGAACATTATCAGTTCCTGTTCCTACAAGACAACTGGGAGCCAAGAAAGGAGGCTAGCAATGATTAACATCCTCTTATCCGTCAGGCGGCCTTTCTCCGAGAAAATTTTGTCCGGGGAAAAGAAATGGGAACTGCGGAAAACCAAACCCATCTTTAGACGGTGCGGCCCTGTAACGCTGTGGTTCTATGAATCCGGCAAGGACGGGGAACGGGCTATTATCGGCAAGTGCCAGTTAAAGTATCTTATCCGCATGATTTCTTATATTCCTGACGGGTTAATTGAAGACGCCTGCATAACGAAAGAGCGTGGGCGCTCCTATCTCCCTTGCTACGCTTGGCACATTTATGACCCCGTGCGTCTTCCCCTTGCCGTGCCCCTGTCTGATATTGGACTGACCCGCCCGCCGCAGTCCTGGCGTTATATCACTAACGAGCAAGCGGCGATACTGGAAAGGAGGGGTGAATAATGCCAATCAAAGATAAATCGAAATATCCGCCTGACTGGAAGTTTATCAGCCTCCGCGAACGACACCGCGCCGGAAACAAGTGTGAACTCTGCCAAGCAACAAACCATCAGGCACACCCCATTACAGGAAGCAAGGTTATTCTCACCGTCCATCATATCCAATACTTGGAAGGACCGGAAAACAACGCCTATCCGAATTTAATCGTTCTTTGCCAACGTTGCCACAACCGGCTAGATCTCGGAATGAGAATCAGAAACGCCCGGGAAACTCGAAAGACAAAAACGGCGCCATTAGATGACCTATTAAATATAAAAAAGTTATCATAAATTACACCCTTAAAAAACGCCAAAACGGCGCCATCTTCAAAAAAAACACTCAAAACAGAATCACATCAAAACTTATCCGGCTAGCACAAACAACCTTACAAATAAAATACGAATATGAAAAATGAATCTGAAATACACATCTATACGGCATCTTTCGGGAAAAATCCTAGTGTTTTAATAAAGACTACTAGCACATTTGCACTGGAGTTACTTAGAAAATTAGAGAACACCGCAGAAAAAAAAGATATTATATTTATCAAGGATGAACAGAATTTGCCATGGCTCGCCTTAAAAACAGACAAGATTATATTTTATGTGTGGAACAATCAAATACTCAAAATACACTTTTCATAAACTATCAAATTAAAAAATTATGTATGTTTATAAAATAGAAACAAGTTACATTGAAGA